TCGTATGGCATTTCTTTGTTCCTGGAGGTTTACATATCCACCCACGGTTTGTCCGTCAGCATTTTTTAGATTTGGGTCATATGCAGCCTGTCTCATGTAGTCCATGCCGCGTGAAGCAGCAGTACCAACTCTTCGCGCAAATAGTTGAGCCCTATCGGCTCCTGCAAGTGCCCCATAACGAACATGCGCTCCGGCCCTCGTCATTGAGTTGCGCATTGCTTCTCCGTATGTAGCGCCACCACCAACTCCGCCAGCGGCATATTCTGATGCGCTGAGACCACCCCTTTCTGCCGGGGTCATTGCTGCTGCTGATGCATAGTCCCTAGTGCGTGCCATGATTGATGCACCAATTCGCGAACCAATGCCAGGGCCAGTTGTAAACCCGAGCGCAGCATCGCGACGCCGTGCGTATCCCTCAATCCTTCGGGCTGTTGCTGCTGCCATCCCGTTATTGGTTGGCTCTCGATACCCTATGCCAAGGGCCTGAAAGAATCCGGTGGATGGAGTAATGGAGCCAGCTCCTGGAAATTCTTTCGGTGAACCTCCAGCTTTCGATGCCATACCAGCAGTAGCCAGTCCTGAGGCGAGACCCTTTTTTGCTTCCGGCGAACCACTGACAGCTGCAGCCCTTCCTCCGCTGGCGAGTCTTGACATTTCCGAAGGGCCAGTTGGTCCTGTAAGTGCAGCACTTCCAACATTTACTGTTCCTGCTGTTACGTTCATTTGCTGGGTACTCATTGCGCCGACGCCAGGCATCATCATGCCCTTAACGCTCTTCATTCCTCGTGCCGCTATAGCAAAACCAAATAGAGGCGCAAGGGCGGACGCAAGACCATTTCCAGCACCGAGAGTTTGCATTTTCGACAAAAGGTCGAACATCATTTTTACTCCGGCGAGAAGGTCGTTTATAAAAGGAGCCATGTCAGCAAACATTTTTTTCATGTTCATGAAATATTTAGCCAAGCTGTCAATCAAGTCGCCTATGCGCTGCCCAAATTCGGCAACACTGTCTTCATTCTTGATAAGCAATTCTCTGAAAAGAGTAAGGTTGTCTGCGCCACGCTTAATGGCTTCCCAGATTGGGTCCCACGCTTTGTACAAAACTCTAGCGCCATCTATGAGAGGTCGTAGCTTATCGAGAAGCAAGTTCCAACCACGGCGGAAGTTAAAAAACCAATTGCCCATTCTTTCAAACATTCCTTGTGCTTTTGGTAGATACTCCCGCAACATCGTGACCATCCAGTTGGACAGCTTGTCTATTGCCGTTACAAAACCACCGGTAAATGATTCGAATCCAGGACCTCCGGCAATTGCTGCGCTTGCTCGAGCAAGGTCTCTTCGTATAATCCCAAATACTTCTTCAAATGCTTTTTTGGTTGGCTCAAGGAACTGGTCGCCGAAGTCTGCAAATTCGCTACGGATTACTCCGAAATATGCTTTAAGTTGTCCGATGAGTGTGTTGTTTACTGCCTCAAACTGTCCAGCAACACCTCCTTTTTCAGCAAGCTTTCCAGAAAATAAAAGCTCTTTAAACTGGTCTTTCGTTTTAATATTCGCATCTTTCAGTGCTTTTTGCATTTCTGGACCGAGTTTTTTTGCTTCGGCCATTACATCGCCGATTCCCTTTTTCTGGTCAGAGAGAGCAGCGACTACTGCGGCAACTTGTTCAACAGCTTTTGCTGGGTCCTGTCCTGCTGAACCAAAATCCATCAAAGCTCGGATTGTTTTATTGCTCGCATTTATCTGCGCCATATTCATGGTCTTAGACATAACGCCAAATGCCTTGTTCAGCGAATCGACACCAAGTCCTGCAAGCGAAACATCTGATTGAAGGTTTCGCATTGCCATTCTCGTTTGATTCATGGATGAACCGAACTCTTTTGCTCCCTTTCCTCTATATGCAAACATTGCTGCCTGCTGCTCACGTATTGCTGCAGCAACTGTTCCTATTGCCATCGCAGCTGCGGCAGCCCCACCAGCTAAAAACTGCATAGCTCCTTGGTACGCCTTGACCAAGAATTGACCAGCCTTGAAGAGTGCGTGAACTCCAATCATTGTTGCTGAAAGTAGCGCCATTTCTATAATTACGCTCTTAATGGCGAGCTTCAAGAAGCCACCAAGAAACTTTCCAGTCATCTTGGTAGCAGCATCTATTTCATCGAAACTGCGTTTCCACTTTGACGCCATACCTGAAATACTTCGGGTGGTGGATTGGGCGTAGTTTTCAATGGTTCTACCGCTAGCAAAACGGCGCTCCATCTTCTTGAGCGCGCCAAGCTCAGCCATGACCTTGCGAAGTTCACGAGTCTTCGCATCAATCTTTATTTTTATATTGACTGTCTCGTCGGCCATTACTGCTCCAGGTGAGTTTTAAGTCACGTGAGTGTAAGGAACTGCCGAGCTATGGGGTTTCTGGGGTTTCCCGTACTACCTCTGAGTCTTCGACTTACGCTCTTGCTCTTCGCGGTCGTTAGATATAACTTTAGCACAGGCCAAAAGCATCAACCAGTCAACATCCTCTACAGCCAATAGGTCTAGCGGATTTGTGTGGAACAGCTCACCGAGTCGAGCTGCTGACTTTATTGCGGAATCTTCAACTAATTCGCTGAAGACTCCTTCGTAGGGTCCACTGCTGCGACCGTATCCGAATATCCAGCGGCATCAAGAATTGCAAGTGCTGCAGACTCCACGTGTGGGTCAACGCCAAACATCGCACGAACTGCGTCTGGAACAGGGCGTGCTGCCTCTGTCATTTCGAGAATTATCGGATGTGCGAAATTCAAGAAATTGCCATTTTCGTCAAACACCTCTTCGTCGTCAATAAAGATTCCAGTTGCGGTGTGACCGATAACCAAGCAAGCAAACTTTGTTGCATCGAGACCGTTGCGCGAATCTTCACCTGCATTTTTGCGCCAATTCTTCATTTGGCTTTGCGTGATATTTGGGCTCACTTTGATGCTCACGCCAGGTCGTTCCGGAACAGGGATAAGAACGTAGGAACGTTCAACCTTCTTCTTCACCACAGCGCGAAGACGCTCTAGTTGTGACTCTTCCTTGGTCTGCACAAGGCCGGATGACTGAGCATCCTTTGTTGCCTTCTTGCGTGCTGGCTCGTTTTCGTCTGATGTGTAAAGTGTGTTGTCGCTCATGTATGAGAAACTATCACACTAGTGCGCCTAGTGGCGCAACTAGCAAATTTAGCGAGTTGTTGACGTTACGTCTGAGATTGCGAAAGTCAAAGCAAAGGTAGCTGGAGCACCCGAGGACGAGTCGCCCTCTGGCTCCGTAATACCAACCAACAGCGCATCGTAGTAGTAGCGGTCGTTTGTTGGGTCCTTGATGTCGCAGTCGTAAGTAGATACCGTAATGTTGTAGTAAGCAACACCGACATACTTGCGCAGCGTCTGAATCTTTGCCGCAATACCTGCAGCATTATCGGCTGCGACGTTATCGTCGTCGTAGTGGGCTGTCAAGGTGATGTCACCTATTTCAGAAGGAGCACACAGAACTGTTGGGCGAGACTTTCCACCCTCGTAGATTTTTTCTACAGAGGCTGTGATTTCGCCACCCGACACCTGGGCAAACTTGAAGTTTGTCCACTTAGGCAAGTTCGTCTGAACGTTTGTCTGCTGCTTGGCGTTGTTGGCGAAGTTGCTTGGGAAAATTTCCGCAAGTACTTGACGCTGTGCTATTTTGGCCATTGTTTATTCCTCCGTTATACCACTGACGCGGTTAGGTTGGACTTGACGATATCGATTTCGATTTGGTCACCAACGCTGCTTACTCGCAAACCGACTCTCGCCTTGACGAGACCTGTCTGAAGTTGTGACGCTGGGTTAATCGATGTATCGCACTTTACGGTGTAACCGTTGTCGAGTTGCTTGCCATTTACGTCGAACGCTGGGTAAAGAGCACCAAGGTCGCGCATTGCTGCAAGAATTACAACGAGGCGAGCCTCGACGTTTGCGAAGATTGTGTTTCTGCCATCAATTGGGCTGAACACTAGGTCCTCAAGGCTTCTGTAGCACTCTGACACGATTGAGTTGACAACATCTTGCTGCGTGATGTAGCGGAAGTTGTCTGTGTCTGATGAACATGAGCGCGCACCATAGATACGAACCGTGTTCTGGATAATTCTGAGTGCATTTACTGAGTACTCATCTAGGTCATCGCCAACTGTCTTGTTGATGTCTGTCTTCAATCCGCTCACGAATCGTGCGGAAGAAATCAAACCAGCGGCTGGTAGATGTGGACCTGTTTGGTTGTGTGCATTTGCACGCTTACCAGCAACATATCCAACTGGCGGAATGAAACGAGTAACACCGGCAACCGTTGTGGGAACTTGCACCCAAGGATGGTAAACGGCTGCATGTTCTGCATGGTCTGCTGCTTGGATAGTTGTTGCAAGTGTCTTTGCGTTTGCGGCAGTTGCATTTTCTGCTGGGTACAGAAGAGCGATTCTGCTGTACGCATTTGCATGTGTAACCAGGTTTGCGCTAATTGTGTTCGAGTAAGAATCAGCACATGCAACAGCACCTGTTCCAAGTGCGTCATTAAACAGCTCAAGAGCACTTGTATATGTGGAATCCGTTACTGATGATTGATTTGCATCACCAGCTGAAAGAGCTGTGGCTGCAAGAACGGCTGGGATAAGTGTTTCGTCATCAACTGAAGCAACAACGTAGCGCGATGCGACTGCGCTCAAATTGATTCTACCTACAGCCTGCGGAACGGATGAAACTGTTCCAGTTGTGTAGACAAGACTATCTTCAAAGAACAAGTTAACTTTGAATGTTGAACCCGATGGGTGTTCTACTTGAACTTCAATGTCTGATGACCAATCGCCAGCACCATTTGCCGTGATTGTCATTGCGTCATCGCCGCCAGACTGAAGTGTCAATTCACCAACTGTTGCCGAAGCACCAACTGCACGAGCAACATATGCGCGCGTGCCGCCTTCTTCAAAGAAGCACTCGACCAATGGGTGAAGGTATGAGTCTGACTTGTATGGGCCAAAAACATCTTCGAATTCTGCGATGCTCTCTACAAGCACCGCCTCTGTTGATGGTCCACGCTCCGCGAGGCCAACAATGAAGAGCTGCGAAGACTGCCGAACCGTTGCCGTTGACGGGCCGGTTCTTACTGAAGTTGAAATCACTACACCAGGCATAGGACCTTCCTAATTCGGTATTGGGGTTGAATCCCGTATGTTGATTTCAATTGTACAGATAGGGAGTGTTTATTTTATGCAACTATCTATTTAACTTAAAATTGAAAAATCCAAACATACTGGAGCGATACTAACCAAGCGAAACGCTTGCCGATTGATTCTCATCGTCCAGCATTGATGGAAGTGCGCCATCAGAAGAGACAGATTTAACGACCAAACGAAGTTCGTCCATGGTTCCGATGTCAAGTCTCGTCACAACTTCATCAATTTCTAATGTATAACCAATATATGCACCAGCCATAAACCGGTCACCCTTGAGTAGGGTAATGTCCGAAAACTCTTCACGAAAGGTTGATTCGTCAATTAGTGCCCTGAAAGAAGTCCTTGAATCATATGCTTTTAAGCATGGGTAGTCCAAAAGTGCAGAACGAACAACAGTTGTTAATCTATCTCGCATTAATGTCGTCTCTGCAGTTCCTTCGGTTCTAACCCAAACGTAAGTCCTCATGTTGTACGAGACTCGATACAGGGGGTCTGGCCCGGCAAAACCAATTCTTTCCATTTGTCCAGTAGATAGAGCGACGGTAATTATCGAAGGCCAATGGTCTATGGCCAATGGCTCATGGGCCAGGTAGTCCTCTGGGTCAGGGAGTTGTCCGGAGTGAAGGTTCCAGCCGTTTCTGTACCTAACCAGTCTTATCGGTATGTCTTGCTGGAGATATGAATTTACATATTCTTTTGCAAAGTGAACGCCATTCATTAAATCGCTCATATAATTTTGCTTCCCTCGGTGACATAGCGAGCGACAGCTTTACCCATATCTCTGTCAAAATCTTTGGGAACAAAAATTATTTTTCTAGCTGGCATGTTTTCAGTTCCGTATTGATGGAACTTTGGAATTTTTCCAACAACACCAAATACTGCTTCGTGGTCACTTATTGAATTTACTGGACCTTTGGTTAAGTTGGATACGCTGCGAAACAATTCTCCGGTCTGCACCAATGGTGGGGCGCCTGGATATCTCATTGCTTTCCATGCTGCGTACTGTGGGTCAAGCGGTGGCCAGGCACCGCGAAGCATTGCTTTTGCGGACATTGCTCCCATGGTCGTAAAGTTTTCAGAGTAAACGCGCTCGAGCTTTTCTCCAGCGTGTCTTAGAATTGGACTGAAATCGTTCATGCGGTCAAGCATGTTGTCGAGCCTGTCTTTTGCCTCATCAATATCTATTCTGATGATTACTTTGTATTGGACAGCTCCGCCCACTATTAAACCCTTACTCTGCGGTATTTTCTTACTGCCATAAGTTCAGAATCAAGGAATCCAGTAACCAGTGGCCCGGTGTTCCTTGTGTTTAGGTCTTTAACGGATACTACGTCATCGTGCATATTTTGCATCTCTCTGCTGGCGGCACGCAAAATCATCAACTTAAACACCGGAATTGTTGAGCCGTCCAATCCCGCTTCATACGTTACTGTAACCAAATCGTCTGCGTATCCGTAATAATAGTCAACCCCATATGGGCGAGTTACATAGTCTGTCTCTTCTTCAAGAACTCGCTCTTCACCAAAAAGCGGTTTTACTTTTATTTCCGTAATTGACGATATTGGTGTATTTTTAAAATAAATTGCTGGGGGTGGAGAAGCCCATGTGGTCATGTCGTATTTTGGACTGCTTTCGAAACCGTAGTTATACGTATTATCGTTTGCTGTAAGGAATGTGCTCATCGGAATTCCGGTGTGAGACGAAGTGAGACGATGTTCTTCCGTGTATTCGGAAACTTCAATCGGTCTTTTTAGATAGCCCTCAAGCTCGCTCTGCAGTCCGGCAAGAATCATTGTCGCGGCGTCTTCTTGCCTCGCAGTAAGCGAGATGTCCATATATGTTTTGATGTCAAAAATAGATACGAGCATCTCGGCCTCTCGTCAAATGATGCAATAAATTGCTGATATTAAATTTTAACATTAAACACGTATCCCCCTTGCCAACACTATGTGCTAGCTTCTGGGTATGGCCGAGGAAGCAAAAATTGTTCGAATTCCTAAGGAAAAACAAAAAGAACATGTTGTTGACATAAT